GGCGGGCAAGCGCGCCGGTTTGCAAGGGGAACGGTCGGGGCTGTTCTATCAAATCCCGCGAATCATTAAGGAAATGCGCGCCGCCACCAACAACGAATACCCGAAATATGCCGTCCTCGAAAATGTGCCGGGTATATATTCGTCGGCGGGCGGCGTAGATTTTTTGGAGGTGCTGAATGAACTCATCCATATCAAAGACGAAAGTGCGGACGCGCACCCCGGCCTGTCAATACCTATGCCTGAAAGCGGCAAATGGTCAACGAGCGGTGAGATTGTGGGAGACGGTTTCTCAATCGGCTGGCGGACGCTTGACGCTCAATTTTGGGGAGTCGCCCAACGCCGCCGCCGTTGTTACATTGTCGTCGATTTTACAGGTGAACGTGCCGGACAAGTATTATTTGACGAGTCGCGCCTGCGAGGGAATCCTCCGCAGGGCTGCTTCCCGTGGGAAACAATTGCCAGAGATACTGCGGATTGCCTTGGAAACGCAGTCACGGTCTTAAATGACCAAGGCGGCTCGTTCATGGATTTATCCGAAAACGTAACGGGAACATTGCGGTCGGAAATCCACGGGCATCAGCCGATTGTATTTGAACCCGGCGCGGTTTCGAGGGTTGGCGGTCACGTTTGGCAAGGCGAACCCACCGGCGCGCTCCGTGCCGATATGGGCGACAACCAACTGGCGGTCGTTTACGATGCCCGCGGGAACGGAAACGGCGATGTGGTGAATACCATCACGGGCGATCATAACAACCGGGTGACCGATTACACCGCGCTTGTTATGAATGAAAGACAGTACGCTTTGACGGTCGGCGAGGAAGTAGCGAATACGCTCACCGGCACGGATTATAAAGGAACGCAATGCGTGTTTGAACCGAAAACCTTAAAAATCCGCTCCGGCTGCGAAGGCGGAGGCAAGGGTGCGCTCGTGCAGGACAACAAGTCGGCGACGATTTCATGCAACAACGACCAGACCGTGTTCGTGCCGAAAGTGTACGGCATCTGTTCCAAAAACAGCAATTCCATGAAATCGGCGAACCCGATCAGCGGCATCTACGAAGCCGATACCGCAAGAACGCTCGATACCTCCGTCCCCGACCCGAACAAGAACGCGGGCGGTATGGCGGTGGTAGCTGTCGAGGGCAATGGCTCACGTTCGTCCCATCGTGGCGACGGGTACAGCGAAAAGGATGTATCCTTTTCCCTCAACACCGTTGACAAGCACGGAGTTGCCTACGGGATTGACCGTGCCGCATTCAATCAAGGTGTAAATGCTTTGTATAAACCGCAATTCGATTTGGAACAATCGGCGACGGTTGTTGCGAAAGGCCCGAATGCCGTGGCGTGTCCTTACAAAACGGAAAACCGCTATGTCGTCCGCAGGCTTACCCCGACGGAATGCGCCCTGCTCCAAGGATTCCCGCCCGACTGGTGCGTCGGTCTTGAAACGCCGGAACCCACTGAAGATGACATCGCTTTTTGGTCGGATGTTTGGGAAACCCACCGCAAGATTAATAACACATCATCGAAACCGAAAAGCCGGAACCAAATCATCAAATGGCTTAGCGACCCGCATTCGGACTCGGCTGAATATAAGATGTGGGGTAACGGCGTGGCGCTTCCTTGCGTGGTTTTCGTCCTCGGCGGCATTGCGTCATGTACACAGTAGAAAGCCCGTATTTTCCTTGATTTTCGGTAGGTTTATTATCGACAAATGACTTGCTATTACAGCCGTTCAGAGTGATATATGTAATCACCGAACGGGCGCGAAGCCTACGGAATACAAGGAAAAACGGAGGAAACGGAAATGAAAATCAACTACAGCTTAACGGGCAAGGAACGCAAGGTGCTGGTTTTGGCCATCAGCCAAGAACTAAACGCCGATGTAAAGTACCTCGGATTGCCCTCGGCGGCATACGAAGTCGGCGATTACTGCATCGACAAGGAAGGGACGCTTACGGGCCCCGACAACCGCGAACTGGTCGCCGACCTTTGCGGCTTGCACGATATTAAGGCGGTCAGCGAGGAATACGACGCGGCGAACAACGATAACGAAAAAGTACCGGCTTTCGATGAATTAAAAATGACCGAACGCGAAGAATTGGGGCTTGGGCAGGAAAGACGCGACCACCCCGGCGAGGACGGGATGCAAGCAAACGACGTACCTGAACCCGAAAGGCGCACCTACCAAGCGGAACTCAGCGACCCCGACTACCCCGACCGCATGGAGGTTTTCGGTGCGGATGACGACGAGGACGCACTTCGGCAGGCTTACGAATTTTGCGAAGGCGAAATTGTCCTGCTTGAACTCTTCGAAATGGACGGCGACTACAACGCCATCCGCGCGGTGGAGATTACGCCGCGAACCGACCGATTGACCATCGAAATCCCGCTCGACGGCTTCACGCCCGAAAAACTCGACAACCTCGCCAAGATGGTCAGCGCCAAAGCATCGCTCCTCAAAACGGCGCTCGGGGCGGACAGCCTGCCGATACAACAGACCGCCGATACGCTCCGCTTCCCTTGGTTCAGCGGAAACCTCGATGCGACGCACACGGAAGCCTACTCCACGCTGGTCAGCCTGCTTTGCAAGACGGCGATTGAGAAGAAGCGCGTCACGGCGAAGGAAAAGGACTACGACGGCAGCCCGAAGTTCGCCATGCGGTGCTTCCTGCTTTCGCTCGGCTTCATCGGCGACGAATACAAAACGGCTCGAAAGATACTGCTTTCAAGGCTTGAGGGCAACTCGAGCTGGAAGAACGGCAAGAAAGCGGAGGTGGCTTGCGATGAAGCTTCCGAATAAGGAACAGGTGGCACGGGTGCGGGCGGCTTACCCGAAAGGCGCGAGGGTGGCATTGGTGTCCATGTCCGACCCCTACGCCACACTCAAACCCGGCGATCTCGGAACGGTCGACTTTGTGGACGACACCGGCAGCGTGTTCGTTGACTGGGATTGCGGCTCGACACTCGGCGTGGTCTACGGTGTGGACGGGATACGGCTGCTGACCAAAGCTGAGGTTATAAAGGAGCAGTGCCGGAAAGTAGCGGCGACCGGGCGCACGAATATGTTTGACACCAAGGCGGCGTTCGAGATTGCGTTGGAAATGGGCTTCAACGAACTGGCGGACTTCATCTTCATGGAAACTAAGCGGTATTCAATTCTTATATTAACGGGGGAATTGGAAAATGTGGAGTGAGGGCATCATCGCCTGCCCATCGACGGACGGCAAGTACAAATACTGGGTCAAGCACTACGAGGAAGGCTCACAACACGGCATTGATGGCGGCAAGGTCAGCAAACTGACCATCCGCAAACTCGGCGAAACCCGCGACCTTTGCAATTATGACAGGGGCTGGGACATCGAACCCACCGATGAAGTCAAGACGGTCTACGAGATTTTATTCCAAAAATACAACTAACCACGGAAACGACCGAGAGCAGACCCCGACAGGGGCTGTCTCTCGTACAGATATATTTTGATGGCTTCTATCGGGACGCCTTTTTTATTTTGCGCGGAAGGAGGACGGTTCATGCCCGGTTTCAAATACAAGCCTACATCGCTGATGCTCCCGACCAGCCGCTACGATGAGCGGCGGGCGGACTTCGCAGTCAATTTCATATCCATGCTAAAGCATACCACGGGCGAATGGTACGGGAAGCCGTTCCGACTGATGCCGTGGCAGGAGCAGATTATAAGGGACATCTTCGGCATCGTCTGTGAGGACGGTTACCGCCAATTCCGCACTGCATATGTCGAAGTCGGGAAGAAAAACGGCAAGTCCGAACTGGCGGCAGCAATCGCCCTCTACCTACTGTTCGCCGACGGCGAAGCGGGAGCCGAAGTCTACTCCTGCGCCGCCGACATCAATCAGGCGTCCATCGTGTTCAACACTGCCAAGGCGATGGTCGAGCAGTGCAGCGACCTGATGAAGCTGTCGAAACTCGTGCCGTCTACCAAGCGGATTATATTCCCGCACACCAACAGCTTCTACAGGGTGCTTTCAAGCGAGACCAAATCGAAACAAGGATTCAACGTGTCGGGACTCATTTTCGACGAGCTGTTCGCGCAGCAGACCCGTGAATTGTTCGACACCATGACCAAGTACACAGGCGATGCCCGCCGGCAGCCGCTCTACTTCCTCATCACCACGGCGGGCAGGGACAGGACTTCGATTTGTTATGAAATCCACCAGAAAGCGAAAGCGGTGATGGACGGCTCGAAAGTAGACCCGGCTTTTTACCCAGCCGTGTTCGGCATCGAGGAGGGCGACGACTGGCACGATAAAGCGGTCTGGCGGCGGGTGAACCCCTCCATCGGAGTGACTATCCCTTATGAAACGGTACAGGCGGCATATGAACAGGCAAAGCAGAACCCTGCCGAGGAGATGCACTTCCGGCAATTCCGCTTAAACGAATGGTGTAACGCCGACATCCGGTGGATGCCTATGGATAAATGGGATGCCTGCGGTGAGGACTTAGTCCTTAGCGATTTCAGGGGATGCGATTGTTATGCCGGATTGGACTTATCTTCGACCGGCGACCTTACTGCTCTTGTTTTGGTGTTCCCGCCCAAAGGCGAAGAAGGAAAATATACCGTTCTGCCATATTTTTGGCTGCCTGAAAACGCGGTTGGTTTGCGCACCCGGCGTGACCATGTGCCATATACGGTTTGGCATAAAAAAGGGGTAATCAATACCACCGAAGGCGATGTGGTCGATTACGATTACGTCGTTGCGTTTATAGAAAAACTTGCCGACGATTTCCAAATCCGTGAAATCGCATATGACCGCTGGGGTGCTGAAAAGATACGTCGGGAATTGGAAGAACTTGGCGCAGAGCGCGGGTTTACCGTGTTCCCTTTCGGTCAGGGTTTCGCTTCAATGGCGGCTCCGACCCGCGACCTCATGCAATTGGTGCAGGAAGGCAAGCTGCGCCACGGCAGGCATCCGGTCCTTGATTGGAACATGGGTAATGTAGTGGCCGAAACCGACGCCCATCTTAACGTGAAGATGAGCAAAAAGAAGTCCACAGAGAAAATAGACGGCGCGGTCGCCCTTGTCATGGGGCTTGGGCGCGCAATGATGCAAGACGGCGGTGCTGCGGCTTCCGTTTACGAAGATAGGGGGCTGCTGTTTATATGAAAATCCAAAAACATATTTTCGATGACCTAATAATACAATCGTGGCTTCTTGACATAAATAAAGGTGACCCAAGGAGGTGAAGCAAATGGGCATATTTAAAAGTCTGTTCAACTCCCGTGACAAACCGAAGAACAACCTCGGCGCCGGGTTTAACTTTTTATTCGGCGGCACTTCAGCCGGCAAAACGGTCACCGAAACCACGGCCATGCAGACTTCGGCGGTTTACGCCTGCGTCCGTATTCTCGCCGAAGCGGTGGCTGTGTTGCCGCTCCATATATTTCAACGAACCGAAGCGGTCGGCAGGACATTCATGACCGGCCACCCGCTGTACCGCATCCTGCACGACGAGCCGAACGGCGAAATGACCTCTTTCGTTTTCAGAGAAACATTGATGAGCCACTTGCTCCTTTGGGGAAACGCATATGCGCAAATTATCCGCGACGGGCGTGGCTATCCGAAAGCCCTGTACCCGCTCTTGCCGAATAAAATGAATGTCAGCCGCAGCAGCACCGGTAAATTGGTATACACCTATCAGAGCGACAAAGGCGAAATGAAATTGAACCGTGAAAACGTCCTGCACATACCCGGCC